CAGCTTTTGCCAAAGAAAAATTAGTATTGCCAAAGTCATCTTTGTAATTTATTTTAGTGTAGGTGGCAGGAAAAAATAAAGCTATTTTTCCCCTATTCTCATAAACATCATCAAACACCAGACAATCATAAGCCTCAGGATCATAAAACATTTTCTGAGAAGCAAGAGTTCCGCCACCCACCATATCCCCACCAGTACCAATGTAAAGAGTAGAGCCAAATTTATAGTTATTAAGTCTTTGAGTGTTTTCATCTGCAAAATGTGACTCAATAAGATTTTCCCAAAGTCCAACTTCCTCTCCAATCTTTACAGTATTACGACCCCCTACTCCAGCAAGTGGTTTATCCTTATAAACTCTGGGTTTAAAACAACTTCTTGTTCCAACCATTTGCCACTTACCACCTACTTTTTTCTTATAATAATTCTCAGCTTTTTTACCAATAGCCCATGTCCCTGCAAGAGTTTTGGAAAATGGTGCTGGATAGTATACACCATTAACCTCCATACCACCAGGATAGTTATTAAGAACATCCTGAATCTTAGTAATTAAGTCATTTACATACGGAGAGTTATAAGCAGACAAAAGAATTTCTGCAGTTTCCTTAGGTACTTCTCCGGGAGTATATTCTTTTTGTCCGTCAGTCAGGTACTCATGTGTAGCTACATTAGCCCCCCAATAAGATTTACCCCATCCCCTTGGTCCAAGAATAAGAAGATTTTTAGCCTCCTTATTATAGAGCGGTTTACCTAAATCCTCCTTCTGTCTTTGCCTGAGAAAAGACCTGATGTCATCTACATCTCCTACCTTCTCAAACCCTGAAAGACCTCTGGCTTCAATCCAATAATAAGCTAAATCCCAGACATAATCCAAATCCCAGGGCCTATCTTTTTTACGGGTTTTCTTTTCTCCTAAAACTATAGTAGCATAGTTAAGATAATGATATAACTGAGGGGGACACCATATACCATCTATCCACACTCCTTCAATAACCTTCTTCTTCTCACCTCTCCAGAAATCCAGATAACTCTGGCTAAGAGGATGAAGTTTTGGAATTGAAGATAAAGTAAATTCTTTCCTATTATCCCACATTATATCTCTCCTTTCTCAGTAAGACTTTCCATAGCTCCACCAAGCATAGTACCTGCCTCACCATCCTGTACAAGTCTTGACATAATCTCTTCATATTCTGCATAAAGCTTAGAGTTAGACAAAAGCCTTTTCTCAATCTCATCAGCAGTTTCTGCAGAGTATTTCAAAGTCTTCATATACTCAGTTTTTTCATTCATAAGCCTTTCCCATTCTACCATTTGTTTCATAGGTACAGACTTAAATATATCCCAGGCCTTAATATACACTTCAAGCTGAGCCCAATCATACTCAGGTTCCTTAAGTATATCTTCTGCTATAAGCTTCTTCCTTTCTCCATCAGATAAAGCCCTGTACTTAGAATCAAAGTCAGCATAAAAAGCTATAGCCCACATCAATTTACCTGAGTGGGCCTTATTTTTAACCTCTGTATACAACTTATTAAACGGAGATATAGCTTTAAACTGCTCATTTACCTCCCAAAAATTAGCAAGAATATCCCAGGATGCTATAACTTTCATATATTAAAATACTTTTTAAACAGACTATTATCAGTATCAGGAGTTTCTTCTACTACAAGTTCTCTAATAAGAATATACTCAAAGTCAAGACATTTTATCTTCTTTATAGCACGCAAAATATTAGACTTTGAGCTATAACCTTCACTTCCATCTGCAATTATCCTTTTATTACTGGCAAGAAGTCTCCAATACCAAAGATCATCTTCTCCTTTATAATAAAGCAATGTGTACCTTTTTTTCATTACTGCAAGTTTTCCAGTTTATAAATAGTAGAGTAGAATAATGCTACAATTTCATCAATTTGATTCTGAACATAAGATTCCTGACAAATAGTTTTACGCTCAGTCTCTACATAACTCAAGCATTTCTTTACATAAGTCAATGCATTACCTACATTACTATCTACAGTATGCGAGTAATCATATTTAAGAATTCCGTATTTCCCCTGGATAGACTCAGCAAGGCTATCAACCATATCAGGCAAAGCATCATAAAGACCACCAAGTGCCATATGCATAGCATAAGCTCCTGCACCTTTTGTACACAAATGGTAAACATGGACCTGCATTGAGCAACCAAACAGATAAGAAATAAATTCACCTTCATGTCCTTTATCAGAGTTACCAGAGTTCATTTTTTTAGGCGGATAAGGTATTTTCATTTAAGTAAGTTTTTATAAATTTTAATATTAATTTACAAGAGCCCTTCCTGTACGTGCAGCCTCTTTATAACTCAGTTCATCTTTGACATAATTCATATCTACTTTGAGCATTACATCAAAATCCCGGATGATGGCAAATTTCCTACCATACATTTTAAATATATCTACCTGCATAGACCTTAAAGAAATCCAATCTCCTACTTTTAAAGTTTCAATGCTACTCCCTGCTACATTATTTGCAGGTAACTGTACAATAGGATGTGCAATTGACTTAGTTTCTTCAGAAGAAGGAGGTAGATATAATCCTCCTGAAGTTTTAAGGTTTTCTACAAACTCAATTAAAATATGTCCATTAAGAGGAGTAAAATGCTTACGCATTTTTTCATGAATTTCAAGAGTTTCTTTGTCTAGATTTTCCATTGGTTTTTTTAGTTTTAGTATTATTATTATTAAGTTTCTTTTTCTTTTGTACAAACCCTTTTACCTGAATTGTACCATCCATTTTTAAATGGGCAATTTCTTCAAAAGGTTCATTAAGTACCATCCAGCCAAGCTGTTCATGGAATATTCTGCATTTTGCAGGGTTAAGTTGTGCCTTAGCATCATAATATACATCTACTGCAGTTATATCAGTAAGGTTTATAATCATTGCACCCCTTACATTCTTCTTTATAATCTTATTATCAAGTCCTGTAAGATCTGTAATATAGTCAACTTTAATAGTATTACCACCCTGCTTAACTATTGCCATTTATTTCTAGGACATGTGCTTGTTAAATTTCTACTTTTAGCCTCAAGAAAACATCCACAATCCTTACATCTTGAAGCCATCAGAACATTTCCCTGCGTATTATTAGCCTCACAATCCTTACAAACTTCCAACCTTTTTAAAGCTACCTCCTCTACCTTAGGATTCCTTATTGCCAGGTTCTTCCAACCTTCCATAATATCTGGAAAATTGCTGATTATATTTTTCAGTGTTGACATACTTTAATTTTCTTAAAGGTACTACGAATTTACCAAACTTTGGCAACAATATATTATCCCCTTTCTCCTCCCTCATTGTGTTTGCAACAAACTCCCATATAGATTTAAATGCCAACTCTACTCTATTTTTAGGAATTCCTGTTTCTTTAGAAATATCAGAATAAATATTATTTAAATCTACCTTCATTTCTCTGCTTCAAAGCTTACAAACAATTTAAACTTACCATCCTTTGGATAATTAATCAACTTAGGATTTAACCCTGTAGGTTCTATCAACCCTTTATCCTTTAAACCCTGTACCAACTTATTAAATAACCTTGCATTTATCTTCATCTTCTTTCTTACCTGTTCTAAAGTATCTGCAGAAAGAAGCAAATCTTCAAGAACCTCTTTAGGATAATGCCTATGATTATAATGTAAAGTTAAAAGAGCGGCTATAATATCCACCTCTCCCTTACTTAAATGTAATACTGGGTTGAGCCACGTTAGATAAGTCGCAAATAACTTATTTTGAGGGACTTTAATAGTAATCATGGAGCAAATATATAAAGAAGTTCTACAATATTCAAAGCAATATATAAAGAAAAAGCCCAACTCATTGAGAGTCAGGCTAATTCTTGGGTCAGATTGAGAAATTTATTTACTTTATTACTAAGCGCACTTTCCTGAATCCTTTACTAAAGTATTTTGTATCTATTCTTTCTTACTATTACTTTTTTCAAAAGAATATCTACCCTTACTTTTTGTAAAGGCCTGCTGTATGCTTCAACAACTCCTTGATTATCTGGTCGTACCATTCATTAGTTTTAATGAATCACCGATGGTGGGGCGTCTCAATCTTACCCTTAGCCTTATTCCACCCCCAGATACCTTGTACCTTGTTATGGTCCTCACCACTATTTGTGGGTTTACCTCCATTCCCTGACACTACTGACTGTTTTCCAACTAGCCCCCTTTGTAATGCCACTCAGGACTTATTTAATAAAGTAGCTTACGGGCTACTTTGAGTCTCAACTATTTATCCAGTTAGGTAGTCTTATTGACTCTTTTTTGCATGACATGCAGGTGCAAATATAAATAGTTGGGTAGAAATTACCAAATTATTCTGAAGGTTTTTTTCTATCAAGGCTTAAATTTTTGCAAAATCTCAACTTTTTATTACTTATAGTCCATATTTCCCCATTACTAAGTGCACATGTAAACAGCAAATCATGTTCCTGAGAGTAGTCTATAACTAAAAAAGCATACCCTTCCATTTCATGCTCAATGGAATAAATAGGAATCATAGGATTAAGTTGAAGCATATGTAAAGATAAAATTTTTTTTATTTTTTTTGTAAGAAGAGTAAAAATTTTTTGTAGAAATGAGAGGGTGATCCACCTCCTAAAAAGCACCCCACCTAAACCTTGGCGGAATAAACCCCCCGCCACAACTGCTATGGCTATCACCCCAGCAAAACTCCGTGCTTTAAAGACAAAGCAGGAGCAACAAATTACTATCCCTACGGGCGAAGTAACTTTCCTCGACTCTATTGAGCTAAGCGCACAATCTGAGTCTCTCAGTGGTTTGGTTAAAGTCTTACCAGGTAAGACTAAGAATGGCAACTGGCGTTGCATTCTTACCACTGACCAGGGCCATTTCAAATTCTTCGCTAAGGAAGAATTAGAAGATGGCGGAGTGATTGAAAATCACTCTTTTGGTATCCAGAAATTGGATGATGGCAAAGAGCTTTACTGGTATTAACCAGTAGGGCTCTTGCCCTTAATGTGAACATATATAACACATATGTGTTCACTTATTCATATAGCATTATATACGACACTAAAAATACTTACACACATGAAAGATTTTATTCATACAGGTTGGTGGGGACCTACATTAACTACCACTGAAGACCCAGAATTAAGAGTTATTGAAAGAGATAATGGACATTCTTGGAGCATTACATTCTATGTAGGTAATCATATGATTGATTATATTAACATGGAAATGTTAGGAGGCACTAAATTAAATAAAGATGTCCTTAGACTTCTTGTGTATAGTGAAGAAGGTATACTTTTAGGTTCTGTTGAAGATAGACTTAAAGATGCTTATCACTTAATGCACTAACAATCCAATGCACAAATCACTCTACATGGGTGAGCAGTTGTAATACAAAGTAAGAAAGCTCGTACTGACTCTTAACTGAGAAGTACAAGTATACTAGAAGGCAGGTGAAGCTCCTGAAGTATTACAACTGAGTGCAGAGGGGTTATGTAAAACACAAACAATCAAACAACAAAACTCATGAAAATCATCGACATGTACCAAGAAGATGGAGTAATCTGCATGAAAATAGAAAGTTTTGACCGCACTATATATCTAGATGGTAATGTAGATAATCGTGCGTTACTTAAAGCTTTTAAAGCACATGTAGAATTTGAACGACAATTATCACGTCCACCAGTTGGTAGTATTGAACGTCAGTTCATAGAACAAGAATTAAATGAAGCAGATTATTGGGATGGTGATGAAACACATCACATAAACCACGGCTGCTAAAAGAATAATATTCAGGACTTTATCTATTGGACTTCATACAATAGAGGCTTTATGGTGAGGCTTAAACCATTCTTATTCTAACATTCTAGTTATAACTAATTGGTAAAACTTGTACTGATATACAGGTAATCCTATACTAGATAGGTTCTTGATTCCACGCTAGTGACTTGCGTGTAATAAATTAAGACTGTCATCTGAACTCTCTCTAAACTTCCTTGGAAAAGGTTGCACCGCTTGTAGGCCATGGTGCGTAATGTGATCTCAACCTTCTGATGATGCTAACGGCATCTCCTACACTACTAGGATTAACACAAGAGTAGTATACTGCAATGCATATGCAATAGCAGTGGCTTGTGTTTATTATTGAACTCTAACTCAAAACAACTCTATGAAAATCTTTAAATCAATCCTCAGTTTCATGCTATGCTGGACAATCATAGCATTTATTACAGCTCTCATCATCAGCTTTGTGTTTATGGTAGATTATGTAGAAGTAGTACATAATCCACTATTTGTGGTGATTATGATTGTGGTGAACTCCACTATTAGTGGCATAATAGCAAATGAAGTTTATACTAATATAACAACTTAATATATGTTAGTACTACTTGCAATA